TAGGTATCATTCCACGCGGACGTAATATTATCTGAGGCGTGTCCCATCGCCGCCCAGCAAGTATTGGAATCATCATTAAGAATGGACATTCCTGCGGCGGTCCCGGCCAATGCAAGTACGAAATCATCTGCATAAGCGTGAGGCGCAACGCCGGCGCCGGAGCCCACTTGAACATGGAGGGTACCCGAAGGCTCAACCCCATCCGGAAGGCCAATGGCTATATTGTCATCGGGCACCAAGAAGTTGCCGTTAGAGCATGTGACGTTTTGGTTGGCGTCGATGCGCAGCGCTTCGGAGCCGTTGCCGGAATACATCCTTATCTCTGCATCGGCATCAAATGTCATAAGCTGTAGAAGGGGGTCCCCACTATTGTAGGTTGCGCGCACTTGTGCATAAGTAGTAGAAGACGGCGACGCCCAGTTCAGAGTCCCGTAGTATGAAGCATCTGGCGTCGCGAATGACAGACCTACCGAGGTGTCTGAGCAAAGCCACATATCATCGGCCGAGGACACAACGGAGGCGACGCCTGCACCAGCGCCCACATTCACATGCAGAGACCCTGAAGGCTCAACACCATCCGGAAGGCCGATACCAATATCGTCATTGGGCACCAAGAAGTTGCCGTTAGAGCATGTGACGTTTTGGTTGGTGTCGATGAGCAGGGCTGATGTATCATTTGACATAATACCAAAGTTATGGTTTGAGGTTGTACCTACTCCTCCTTGAGTAGTCGAGGCATATAAATCCGCTTGCACAAGGTTCCTGTTGTCTTCCACTCGAATTGTAGGAGAATCGTCGGCAACTACATGTATTTCGTGACTGGCACTCGTGGTACCAACCCCCAGGCGCCCAGCGTCTGTAAGACGCATTGCCGGATCCTCAGGAGGATTGCCACAATAAAAACTTATGGTCTTGCCACTATCGCCTGAGCCGAGAAGGACATCGGTGTTGGCGTCGTTTATGCCCACAAGGGCAACAGAGTTGCCCCGCAGTAATACGGAGCCGCCGCTAATAGGAAAACTACTTGTAATATTAATGGTGCCCGAGACTTCTAGGGGGTATCCGGGGGTGCCACTAGTGCCAACACGCACACTACTAGTAATATACGCGTTTGTCGCATCAACGGCGGTCCAAAGGCCGGCGCCACCACCGCCCCCAGTAATTCCGGTAAGCGCAGATCCGTCGCCATGGAAGGTGGATGCCGAAATCTGGCCGTCTGTTACAAAAGAAGATCCGGTGATGCCTGCTGATGCAGATAGAGAACCAGCCTGATCGTGTATGAGTGTCGTAGTGTTCGCGGTATTCCGCATACGGAAATCGCCTGATGTTTCATCATTTCCAATCTCCCAACGTTGGCTTCCGTTTTCGGCAAAAACCACTCGCGCGTCTTTGTCAGGGGCACCATCAATCCAAACTTCACAATGGTCGTTATCATTGGCGAACGTCGCGACAACGTAGTGGGCACCACTTACGTTGAGGGCAGCACCAGAAGAAGCCGACAAAAATGTCTGTCCACCCAAGACGTTAAGGTCTCCATGAGCTGTGGTGTTTTTTTGGTAATCTACAGCAAGACCTACCGAGCCCGCGCCGAAGCTCCCGCCCACCATTAACTCAATGGATCCTGTTGGAGTTTCGTTCGCAATGGTAAGATGTTCGTTGGTCCCGGTGCCGTATCCCACCACGCCGATACGTGCAGTGCTGTTTCCTTGCCAGTATTCCGTATACGCCACCACCCCCTGAGTGTCTCCTGCATCTGTATCAGACAGTCTTATCTGGGGCGCTCCAGTATCTGAAACATGGAGTTCTGCTTGGGGATCGGCATTTCCAATACCCACAGGCCCCAAAACCATAACAGAACCAGTAAACTGGTGTTGGTCGGCGGCGTCGTCGCCAAACTTGGAATCGCCGCTGGCAGAGAGATAAGAAACCGTATGGTTTATGACATCATAATTGTCGGCTACAACGGTACCCGAGACATATATAGACCCGGTAAAATAGAGGGCATCGCTACCGGTTACATATACAAAGTTAGAAGAACCGGTTTGAATTGTGCCATAGTCAAGATATTGAACGGCGCCGATGGGGCCGTCAGCGCCTTCGTCTGCTGACCCGCTTACATATGCCCAGCCTTGATATTTTTTAGCCATTTATATTGTCTCCGACCATATTAAATAGTCCATTGTGTTAAGTATGACTGATAGTTCTCATTTAGAGGTCTGCCGGTGCCTTTATTACATTTTATAAAACTCATTTGTTCCTCTTCAAGACGCGGAACTTCGGAAAAACGCAAGTAATCGCAGAATCGCGATGTGTCTGTGTTAGATAAGCTCCCCATAGCCCCACATAAATAGCCGCACCATACGCCGTTGAAGCTCCAGGTCGCAAAGTATATTGGGGATCCGGGCCAGGGTTGAAATTAGTATAGTCGCTCCCCATGTCTTTTGGTAACTGAAGCTCCATACTGCCATAAGAACGAAACGTCGATACAGAAAGCGGGTCTGGAAACGATGTTTCTGTCCCTGCCGATGCCGCCCAAGCTGTAGCTGGATATATAACAAGTTCATAAAAAGTAGGAATGCTGCTAAATGGATTAGATGCGCGCGCGGGGGTTGCGCTCTCATCATACCAATCTCCTGCGCTTGAGCCGCCGCCGCCGTAACGCGTCATAGCACTAGGCACGGGCCCTGTTCGACCTAGCCAACAATTGTGATAATAGAGGCCGGTGGAGGTGGCTCCATAATTACCGTCGCCGGCATAGATGCCGCCATAAAAATACTGACCATTAGTACCAATAGTATCTATCGTATGATCTGTAATAGTCTGAATTGCAATTGTGTCTTCGTTACTATACGTCACGCCAGAAAGTGCAACTATATCGTCAAGGGAAGCAAAAACAATAGGCCCCGTTTGAATAGAAGAATACCAGCGGGAGCTATTGACGCCGCCGCCCGAGGCTCCATCGATCTCAATTACTAGCCCATCGGCGGTGGTCGTTTTAACTGCAGTAGCATATCCAGTATTGCCAGCAATCCAATCGATGCCTTCTAAAGTTCTTTGATTTCCTGATCCATCGCCGGCCCATGCTGCAGCTGTTTGCTCTGTAAAATCTAATTCATATATAACCTCCCACCTGGGGGGTATATTAGCGGTGCTAATCGTTTTTATGGAGGCCATTTTATTTATTTCTCTTTAGCACACGAAATTTGGTGAATTTGCAAGTGATTGCTGAATCTCGAGCATCACCGCCGACGGTGAGATAGGCCGCCCATATTCCCACCTTAATGGCCGCTCCATATGAACTAGCTGCGCCGGGTCGCAGTGTATATTTGGGACTAGAGCCGGGGTTAGTAGTGGTAGTATTGCGGCCCGGGTATACAATGGGATATGTCCCCCAATCGGAACACGCCTCATCTGAGGGAACACATCCCATTTCTTTTGGAGTGAGAAGCTCCATATTTCCATACGATCGGCCGGCGGCAGTGCTGTTGGGGAGCGATAGTGGAGGCACAAACGTGGCATCTGTGCTGACTGACGCTGCCCAACCTGTGCCCGGATATGCAACAAGCTCAAGAAAGGTGGGCCTCGGGCCGGAGTATGTGTCGTCGTAGTTGTTACCTTGATTCTCCCCGCCTCCTCCGTATCGCGTCATGGCCGAGTAGATCGTGGCGTCGGCCTCGTCGCCATGCCAACAGTTATGAAACCACAGTCCCGAGGCATTCGCGGCTGCAGTCGTAGTGCCATCCCCTACGTAGACCCCCGCATAAAAGTGCCGCGCTGGAGAGCCTGACACGTTTATTACAAACTCACCTATACTCTGAATAGCAACCGTATCTTCTATCGAATAAGTATATCCCGCAGCTGATAAAATATCGGTGAGATCAGCATATACGATGGGCCCCGTTTGAGTAGTATTCCACCAACGAGAAGTACTTTCGTCATCGGTGATTACAAACTTTACTCCATCGGGGGAGACGTCTGGGCTATTAGTGGACGCATATGCCACATTGCCTGCGTACCAATCAATTCCCTCAAAAGTCTGCTTCCAGCCACCGCCCGAGGACCACGGAACTGATCCTGTTGCCTGAGTAGTAAAATCTACCTCATAAACAACCTCCCACTGTTGCGGGACTTCGGCGCCGGCTATTGACTTAATATCCGCTAGAGCAACCCCCTGTATTTTTGATGAAGCCATTATGATAACTCAACATATATTGAATCCGGATTAAAATAAATTACATTCCCCACGCTTGTGCCGTATCCAACAACTCTAATGTATGAATCAGCAGCAGTCGGCGCTGCGCCACTCATAAACCCGTACTGGCCAACGCTAGAGCTACAAACATAAATAGGCTTACCTATTCTAAATGCTCCGGAAAGATAGGTGTCAACATGAAAATAGCCCTTTAGAAGCACCCCATCCGCTGAAGGGTCTGTGCCGAGAGGAATTCCCAGTAGCTGGTCATGGCCGGCGCCCGTTGTGGCTGCAGATGTCTCAGCCCAGCCGCCATCCTCATTAAGATAATGAAGGGCCCCAGCAGCTAAAGAACCGCTCCCAAAATAGACCACCTCACCACCGCCCTTGTCGTCATCAAGATTTGTAGGATCCCCTGAGCCTGTATAATGAACATCTAGAGCGACACTGGGCGACGTTGTGTTGATGCCGACTTTGGCCGATCCAGTTACGAATAAAATACCTGTACTGGTGGCCGCGTCCAAACGTAATAGGGAAACATTATCATATGATGACGATGCATGAAACATTGCCGCTGGAGTTAGTTGATTACCACCGTCTACAACTCCGACTGCGCCCGCTTGAACAACCATTGGGTCGCCGCCGCCACCACATACTGAGATTGTAAACTTGCCTAACCTATGAGACAAAGTAGCATTATCAGTATCGTTCTCAGCTAATCTTAG